CCTATACATGTAGCATCGACCAAGGCAGATCCATTATACTGTAATGCGGTTAGCTTTGTATTACCTTTTGTATTCTCTACAGCACCTATACTATTGTTCTCAGTAGATCCAACTCTAATATTTAACGCATCGATATATTCCCCAGCAGGAACTACACGCTCGTCAAAATCTTTATTCATTCTACCAGCAACGAAATTTACATCAGCGTTTGCCATATATCTTACTTAATCCATTTATCACGACCTCTCATATTCATCAATAATCTCCCTGGATGAATATTACTCAATCTTATTTTTGCGTTTCTTAGAAGGGCTGTTTTATCCTTCTTTGCTCTGTTAACTATGTATTCTTGAACTCCAACCTTAGCATTTAATATAGCGTACTTAATATAAGCATATATAAACTCTTCTGCCATCTTATTGATACTTACCTTGGAATCATCTCCGTCCTGCATACCATCAGAAATGTACTCTAAAATACACAACTCACCAGCCATTCCAGAACCAAAATTAATAACGCCTGATGCCTTGTCAATTCTGTAGGTAGGGTTTACATTTGCAGTTTCAGTATTTAAACCATAATTAGCCCCTATAGAGTAATCAAAGTACCAGTTCTGATCTATATTAACACCTTCTCTTCCAGCATACAATCCACTTCCAGGGTACATTGTCTTTTGTTGATTAGTAACCATATCATAATCTAAAATAGAAGTACCCTCCAGTACGTTTCCATCCTGATCAAATAAAATCCTACAGTTATTATCCTGTAAATAACTATTACTGTAATTCGTTTGAATGTTTTCAGTAAGCGGTCGTAATACACCATCCTTATAAAGTGATATTCTAACGTAGTTTACGTAGTCATTAGGTAATATAAACTTAAGATCATCGCAAATACTAATTTCCAGTACCTTAATTTCCTTAAGCGCATCATAGTTTATTTCTTGAATTCCTCTCTTAGCATGGAACAAAACATTATATCTTTGTACGTTGTTTATTAACTTGTCGTTTCCAACATACATTAACATAAAATTATTCACGATATCTTCCAAAGATATATACTGGTACGATCCCCAGTTTTCGTTTTCAGGTACATTTCCTGAATTCTCATAGTATTGATAACCAGTTAAATATGCCATTATTATCCTTGAGTTTGTTGATTCTTAAGTTCTTCTTGTGTTCCGAAAGTAAACACATCTCCTTCTCTTATAGATATTCCAGCAAACTGAAGTATCTTAGCAACCAACAAAGGCTCGTCAGTTATTGGTAACTCGAAGTCTTGGTAGTCACTTGCAGATTGATTAAATAACGGTTCTCCTCCAGACAAAGATGTATACGTCCACTTAGGGTCTCTAGGATATCTAATGTACTGTGTACTAACGCTTGACGCTATAGACGTTGGATACACCTTAATACTATCACCCTCTAAAACATAAGCAGGGTATAACACTGAAGGAGTAGTTAAGTTAGATGAGAGTAGGTTTAATATCTTATCTTGAGATACCCTGTCAATTTCTTTTGATCCGTATCTTACAGTGTTTAAATAGTAAAAATCGCTAGGTAAATTAAATACTGAAGATGAATACGTCAATGCTGCTGTTGAAGACAAGCTATCAATAACCTCTTCTACATTTTTTACAATGTCAGCATATCCACTACCAGACTGTCTATTGTTTTGTTTTAGTATCCACGTATTATACTGATAGAAGTAGTCTTCAAATATATCTAACTGAGCTTGCTTAGCATACAAGTTAAAGTCATCTGGAGTAATATATCCAAAATTATTCTTGTTAGCTACAGACAATACAGTATTTCTTACTGAGTTTATCATTCTTAAAAACTTTTTACAAAGATAATAAAAAAAAGCGCCCTGTAAAAGAGCGCCTTTAAGCATAAAAAAGAAAAGTAATTTACTCGATTTTATTCTCAAGTAATCTCAATACTTCAATACCTTCATCTGTTTGTAGGTAAGAAGCTAGTATATAAATATGATTCTCTCCGAATGGGACAGTCAATAATTTTTTCTTGTTTTGTGGAAGATTAAAGTAGATATCTCTATTTTTATTCTTCATTTTTAACAAGTCGTACTCAAAGAATTTAGCGCAAGTATTACGTAACTGCAACATTGGATCATTCAACATTTCTAAGAACGACATTGGGTAGTTTCTTGCGTATACAAATACATCTCTCTTTAATTCAGCAGTAGACATTTTTTCAATCTTAGATCCTAATAGAACTCTAGCTACAGCCTCTAACGAGTCGATATCTAAGTCTCTAGCAGCAATCTGAGCATCTAATTCATTTGATAATTTATCAATATCAGAAGAAGCGTCTTTTTCTGTATTAACCTCTTCGAATACACTTCCATTTCCAGGGTGTAGTTCTAAGAATTTTTGCAATACCGGGTTAGTTTTAGGAACTTTCAAGGCTCCATCCACAAATACGATAGGTTCTAAAATAGCGTTACCGTCCTGTTCGTCTTCGAAAGGACTCTTCTGGTTAACTGCATATCTTAAAGGTCTGTTTGATTGTCCGTCGAAGTATAACAATGGTGCTCTATGAGTATTTCTAGATGACAACATGTAGGATAACGGGGTGTGTTTTTTCTTAAGTACGTAGATCTTGTCTACAGACATAGCTTGATTTTTCATTTGATAAGATTTAAATTTTTAAAAAATAGAGAGGGACAATTAAGCCCCTCTCTTATTATAACTATTTTCTAGTTCTCGAACAAGAAGAAGTTGTTAGCACCTAAAGTACATAAAGCTCTTTCTGACAAGAAGTGAACTTCCATAGCATCTAAGCTAGAAGTTTGTGCTCCACCAGCAGAACCAGTAATCCAAGTTTTGTAACGTCTGTCTTCATTCTCAGAAGCTCTATAACGAACGTGTAAGAATGGACGTTTAGCGTTTTTACCAAGAACTTGATCGTAAACAGTAGTAGATCCAGCAGGAACTAATACACCGTTAATAGCTCCACCAACTACTCCACCTCTAAGTGTAGCGTCGTTCAAGTATTTCCAGTCAGTTTTGTAGAAATCATAACCTCTACGGAAACCTGTAAAACCTAAGTTCAATGCCATATCTTTATCGTTGTCAAACAAACCATAAGAAGTACCATTAGCACCGTAAGAGTTTTGAGCAGCTAACATATCGTCAATATCGAAAGAGAACTGACGGTTCAAGAACAATACGTTTTCTTCGATAGCTCCTTGCTTATCCAAACGTTGGATGATAGCATCAAAGTCAGATAATGCAGTTGGATTTCCACCAGCCCACACGTTACCTCTTTGTCCTACAGCGTAGAATAAACCTTCTGATCCTTTGTTTCCAAAAGCAGTGTTAGCGATAGCTCCTGAGTTAGTTTCAGCAGGAACAGCTTCGATCATAGACATTTCTAAGTAATCTTCGAAACGCAAACGAGTTTCATGCTCAGATTTAATGTACCATAAGTATCCAGTAGCTCCGTTTTCAGTAGTTACTTCAACCCATCCGATTTGAGCCATGTCAGATCCAGAAACAGCGTATTTCTCTTTGATGATGATTGGGCTGTTTTCGAAGATGTCGTCTTGAGCCTCTAAAGATTCAGTTTGACCTTCAGTTCCTTTTTTAAATTCAGAACCATAAACGAATGCAGTTACTACAGCAGTAGCAGCAAAAGTTTGTCCAGCAGCTTCGTAGTAAGCAACATCAAAAGTACCAGCAGCGTAATCTACTGAAGTAATGATAGCTTTGTTAGAGTTAGCAGCAGTAGCATTGTCTGATAAGAAAACTGTTTGCCCTGGTTTAAAAGCAATTGATCCAGTTAATGTATCGTTTACTGTGATTGTAGCAGTATCTCCACCAACAGCAGCATCAGACTCGCAGTCGATGTATTTAGTGTGAAGACGACCTTGTTCTGCCCATTTGATAAGGTCTGAGTTAGACGGCATCTCAGCTCCAACTGCTCTTAAGAAAGATGCAACAGAACGATTTCCGTAACGCTCGAATTCTTTTTCATAAGTATCAGGAAGATACTGATTCAAGAAGTCAAAATTTGTGATGTAGTTAGTGCTTAATGTTTGTCTTGTAGCACTAGGTTGTAATGCAAACCCTGGGGTTGCTTGTACTGATCCAGCCATTTTGTTTTAGTTTTTTTTGTTATTTTCTATTACTTTTTATTCTTAGTCCTCTTCCGCTATCGTTGTCAGTAGCAACCACTTTAAATCCAGACTGAGCAATTGATTGTGGAGCACTTCTCATCTCCATATCTATATTCTTAATTTTTTTGGTGTTATCTAATAACGCCTCTGCTCTACCTTGTTCGTAAAAGAACTTAGCCATTTTCTCTGGATTCATTGCCGCTGCTAATGAACGATGGTAACCAACATGATCTGAGATCAACCCGTCAGCATCTAAATACTTAGATATGAAATTAACCACATCTGATTGGGCTTTCTTTGTCTCTGTTACATCTCCTGGTAAAAACTTAATTGTCTTATCTCCGACATTGAAATCAAAACCTTTGAATTCATCTGAAAAAAGTTCTTCAGTTTTCTTTTGAAAGTATTGAGACTTTCTTAAACTCTCTTCCTGTTGACTACTGGAATCTTGAACGTATTTCTTGTAAGCATCGTAAGCTTCTTTTTCGTCCTCAGAAACCAATCCACCTTTTGACTCAAGAGGCGTCTTATAAGTTTCCTTGTACTCATCAAAAAACTTCTTAGCTTTAGCAAGCTCTTTTTTCTTAGCTATTTCCTTCTTCTTAATTTCCTTTGGGTCATCAAGGTCCTCATCATAATCAAACTTATCCTCGATCATATACATGATATCATCTCTGTCTAAGTCCTCTTCTGTTTGAGAGTAGTACTCAACTAATAAATCGTTTGGATCCATGTCGTCAAAGTTTCTGTTTAATTTAACAAAATCCTCAATTCCACGACCCGTTTCTTTTTTGTATTTGAAATATGCAGCTACGTCTTCAGGTAGGTCCTCTTTCTTTTCTTCTCTTTCAGCGAAAAGATCGTTGATAGAGTTTACCTCTTTTCCGTATCTGTTTTTAATATATGAAAGAACGTCGTTATCTTCTAATTCAGTTTTTTGTTGAACCTCTGGCTCTATATTCTGAATTTCTTCTTCAATTTCTTGTTGAACTTCTACTTGTTCTGGCTGCACAATACTCTCCTCATGTTTAGCCAATAACTCTTGTTCAACTTCCTGTACTGATTTTTGTTCGGCAACTCCAAGGTCCCTTACAGTGAAAGTGTTTTCCATTTGATTTAATTTTTTGCAAAGTTAATTATTATTATATTATGTTATCTAGGCTCAAACTCAGCAAAATCCAGTCCATCCAAACTGTCTTCTGAACTCTCGAATGTCATAGGAGGAAGATTGTTTTTTCGTTGATCGATTAGTTTAGACTGCTGTGTGTTTTGTAGACTTATACGCTTATCTTTTGCTTCTTCCTTCAAGGTTTCCTTTGTTTTAATAGCCTCAACCTCTACACCTTTAAGTTGCATTTGCATTTGGAATTCAAGTTGCATCAGCTCCATTTTTAATTGAGCCTCGCTCTTCATTTTCTCAATCTCATAAGCAATCTCTGCCTGTTTTATCTGCATCTTAGATTGCGTCTCAGCTTGTATATTTTGCATTGCTGTTTGAGCTGCCATCTGCTGTGATTGCATCTGAATTTGACCTTGCATTTGTTGCTTAGCCTGCTCATTCTTTTGTATTTGCTCTTCTTTTTTCTTTCTCTTAAGTTTAAGTAGCTGATTAGCTAACTTAAGGTTTCTCATTTCTCTAATATCAATAGCATCCTCTAAGTAAATAGAATCACGAGATAAAGCCAAACTGATATTTTGTTCTAGCTGAGCCTTTTCTTCTTCGTCTGGAGACACCTCGATAAATATACCGAAATCGTATAGGTATAAATCCTTAATCTCGTCTAATATACCTACATTGTACTTACCGATCTGATTGATAAACTCCTCTTTAAAATCAGAGTACTCTAAAATATCTGCTACCCTATATGAAATAGCTTCCGCTAATGTTTTCGTAACAAATAAACTAGACTCTAATATGTGTCTTGTGGCTGTATTTGAATTAAGAGCTGCTAGTTTTTGCACTCCAACTAATGAGTTGGGATCAGGGTTTGATCCATCTCTAGCCTCGTTTAATCCAGTAACATCTCTAATCATACTTAGGTAGTGATTATAACTACCTACTAAACTAGCAATTTTACCTTGTCCGCTATTAGAGTTAAGTTCTTGAATAGGAACTCTAGCATTGTTAAATTCTCCATCTCCTGTATAACTTCTACCAATTACACTACCGGTTTGGAAGTATAATCTTAGTGCGTCTTCAGGATTGTATGCAGCACCATTACCAAGGTCTACCTCGTTAAGTCCATCAGCATCAATAAATACACCGTCAGGAACTACCTTGGCAATTACTTGTTGTAACTTTAAGTGAGTCATCTGAATCAAGTCTGCAAAAGGGATCATTCTCTTCACAAGAGATTCAATGTTCCCTTTGTACATCCTTGGTGCTACAGCTATGTAGTTAGGTATTGCATGCTGTGAAGCTGACTTAGGTCTAACCATGTTACGAGATAACTCCCACTTCAACATAATATTAGTACCCATAACCATTACACCATCGTACCAAACGTCAATAGTCTTCTCAATCTTTTCAAAACGACCCTCATCCATCATTTCTTGTGGTGGATTGAACGTGTCGTCTTTTTCAATTATTCTATAACTACCGTCCTCTAAGTTCTTTTTCTTATAGACGATCTTCTTTGTAGTCTTGTAGTTTACGTATAACAACGTAGCGGTGTCATTACTGAATAAGCTGTTGTTATAGAACTGAGCTGAGTTGTAATAGTCATACCATGATTGACTGTATTTTGAAATTTCAGCCAAGTCGTCATTTGTAAGTGTAGGATCAATTTTTACTAGTTCTGTAATAGGTACAGTTTTAATTTCTCCCCAATAGAAGCAGTCCTTAAAGTATGGATCCTCAGTATAACTATACACCACATTAGCTGGATCAACGTACTCAATTCTTACACCGTCACCAGGAAGAAACATATGCTTAGCCATACCAATACCTAAAGTAGCGATATCGTAGTCTACTCTCTTTCTAGTTTCGTTATATTTATTTTCGTCAAATACCGTGTTAATAGCTTCCTCTTCAGCTATCTCAATAGCTGGCTTATACTTAAGTTGCATGTATAATGAAAGCTCTTCGTCATTCTCAGGAAGATCGTCAGGATTAGTATCAAATGCGTTAACACCGAACTGCTCCTTAACTTGAAGTAACATATCCTTAGATACCATATCGGCCTGTATCATATCTTGATACTTCGATCTTTTATCAGTTGACATTGCGTCTTGAGCGTATGCTTTAGGTTTAAATAACCTGTCATTCATTCCGTTAACAACAATGTCAACGAACTTAGGTATAATAGGTACCGGAGTAAAGTCAAGGTTAGTATGAGATAAGTCACCATCAACGGCTATCTGATCCTTATACTTGCCTATAGACTGTTCACCCCTTGCGTATAATCTTAACTTATGGAAGTTACCCCACTGATCGTAGAATCTACAATTATTATTGTCTTTACGAAACCA